AGTTGTCCCATTAACCACAACCTCTCTTTTGGTAATTGTATAATTAATGAGGTTATTGTTTGAATCAAAGTTTGGTATCTTTGTTCTGTTTGGATAACCATCTGAATTGTATTGTGATGAGAAGTCGATGTCCTCAACATTCTCAAATACCTGACCACCACCAATGGCTTGTGACCCCGCTCTTAATACTCCTAAATAACGAGTATCTTCTTGGTCACCAAAGGCAGGAACTGTAATTGAAAAATCAACTAAGGCTACGGACGGTCTGTTACCCGGTATTTTAAGACCATAAGTTCTGGCGATGTTAAAGATAGATGACCTCTGTTGTGCATATTGTAAAACAGTCTCTTGGATACTACGGTCAATATGATAATGTAAGTTATCACCAATTGCAGCATTAAGGTCCATAAATACAGAGAACACCGACGCATCATTGAAGTTATCAATAAGTTCGGGGTAATACTGTCTCGTATAATTGACTAAGTCCTGTCTTAGACTTTCAAAGTCTCTATCGGTATATGAAATTCTCTTGTCTGCCATATACTATTAAATATTGATTATTATGAAATCTTTACTCTCAAAAGTGCTATCAGTAATAGTATAATCTATTCTAACCTTCGCAGTGTATTCCTCAGTTCCTCTTCCCGGAACCCTATAAATCCCTCCAACACCTATATTGTCCATATTTATTTCTCCTTGAGCTTCTAAATCTTCTAAATAAGGAGTGATACTAATTTCGTTAATTATTAAATTTGGCAGATATTTGTCGACGGCATCACGGATATCCGCCTTAATTGCCTCAAAACTCAAACCGTCCATTGGTTCAAATATAAATTCATAGATACGTGTACCAAAATCAGGTAAATAATACCTACTACCCTTTCGTGTTAAGATTAAATGCAATAGGTCAGTTCTTATTTCTTCATCCGCATCTTGCGATAATGAAAGAAATTTACCATATCTACTGTCTCTAAATGGAAAGTTAACTCCGTATGTTTTGCCCTGTGCCATATCTCATAAATATCTTAACTGATTAAATTATAAAAAAAAGAGGACCGAAGTCCTCTTTTATATTAAATGATTGTGTTTTTTAACAATTAACCCTCACAAGCCACACATTGTAAGTCGTTCAAGTTAAGTTTCTTTCTTGAGAAAGCTTGAGCCGAGTTCATTGAGTGTTGGTAGTATAATGTTTTAACTCCCAACTGCCATGCGTCGATAAGAAGTTTGTTTACATCCTTTGTCGGCATGTCAGGTGAAATCATCAAATTCAATGACTGAGATTGGTCAATATAAGACTGACGAACCGCAGCTTGGTTGATGATAGACGATTGATTAATCTCAGCAAAAGTTCTAAAGATATCTTTCTGGTCATCAGTTAAGAAGTCCAAGTGCTGAACTGAACCGTCGTTTTGTTTGATACTATTCCACACCTCTTTGGTGTCTTTACCCATCTCACTCAACAACTCTTTAAGAATTGGATTCTTAATAGTTACCTTCATCTTAGCAACGTCCTTAACGTAACAGTTAGACCAAATTGGTTCAATTGATTGTGATACCTGACCTAAGATAAACGCTGAAGATGTTGTTGGAGCAATTGCATTCAACGTAACGTTTCTTCTACCGTAACCTTCCAAGTATTCAGGTTCACCAAACATCTTAGCTAATTCTTCAGATGCCGCGTATGACTTATCTTTGATTAGTTTGAACACTTCAACGTTCAATCTTGCAGTCTCACGAGTATCAAATGGTAATCCTCTTTTCTGTAGGAATGAATGCCACCCTAACACTCCAAGACCCAACGCTCTTTGTCTTTTAGCGAAGTTGTAAGCTTTCTCCAAATAGAAGAATCCTCTCTTACCCTCGATAGTTCCATTGTCTCTGATGTCCTCAATCTTAGTTAAGAATTCAGTAACAACCGCATCTAAGAACATTGTCATAATCTCAACAGCATCTGTGTCTTTCCACTCATCATAGTGAAGAACATTCATTGATGACAACACACAAACAAATGACTCTTCTTCAGAATTGTGAAGTGCAATCTCAGAACATAGGTTAGAGTTGTAAATCTTCGCGTCATTGTCTTTGTAAACGTCTACTGTGTTTTTGTTCATTGTGTCAGCAAACATGATATATGGATAACCAATCTCACCACGTCTTTGAATGACCTTAGCCCAAATTGCTCGTTTTTTATCGTCACCAGCAATCATATCTTCCATAAACTCATCAGTCACCGTGACCGCATGTGTTAGGTCCTGAATAGGGAACCCTTCAGTTCCAATCTCCAAGAACTCCATAATATCTGGATGTTCAACAGGGAGATATGGTGAAAAACGACCGCGACGAGTTGAGCCCTGAGAGATGTTATCCACAACACTCTGAAATAGGTTCATAAAGTGAACCGCACCAGGTGCATGTCCATTATCTGTAATCTCAGCACCACGACCACGAATGTTTCCGAAGTATCCTGAGGTACCACCGCCCATCTTACTCATCTCACCAACTTCAGCTTGTGTATACAAAATTGATTCAATATTATCTCCGATGTTAGAACCAAAACAACTTACAGGTAATCCTCTCTTCTTTCCGAAGTTCGCCCATACTGGTGAAGATAGTGAATACCATCCTTTACCCATATAGTCGTAGAATTTATCTGCAAACCCTTCAATACCTAACAACTTTTCTGCATGTTCTGCAATTGTTCTAATCCTCTCTAAAGGTTCTTCACCTTCACTCAAATACCCTCTTCTAAGGAATGTTATCGATTCCTCATTAATCCAATCAAAAGGTTTTCTGTCGTTCATATTTTTTAGTTTTTATATTAAAATAAATCGTTTGATGTTATTGATTTAGATTTCTTACTGTAGTTAATACTTCTTTTGTTAAAGAAATCTGTATGTTTGGTGGTTAGGATTTCGTCGTCAAACCATTCAGTTGTTTCCAACAATGGTTCATTGATTTCAAAAATACTGTCAATACCGATTGAGTTCAAAGATACGTTGAATCTATGTTTAATGAACTCCATTGTCTGAGATTTCGTCAAAAATCCTAAATCTCCTTTTTCAAAAATCCAGTCAACGATTTCACTTTCAGCCTCATAAGCTTCATTTGTTGCAACAATTAAATCTTCAATCAATTGAGGTGTCCACCAATCAGGGTTTTCTGATTTGATAAGATTAACCAAATCAAATCCAAACTCAGCGTGAATGTTCTCCTCTTTTGATGTTGCCTCAACAGCATTTGAAATACCTTTTAGGACGTTTTTATGTTTGTTGAATGACATAATAACTAAGAATTGTGAGAACAATGAAACATTCTCCACAAACATTGAGAACAATACTACAGACTCAAAGTAGTCTCTGTTTTCCACAGATTTTGAGTTTGAGATAGATTTCTCAAGATATTTGATTCTTCTTCTAATTGCTGGAACCTCCAATAAGTTTTCAAACTCCCCATTCAATCCCAACAATTGAATTAAGTGAGAATACGCATCTGCGTGTCTTACTTCTGATTCTGCAAATGTAGCACCTACGTTACCAATCTCTGGTTTCGGCATTCTTTTGTAGATATCACCCCAAAAGGTTTTAACCGCCACCTCAATCTGAGAGATTGCAAGCATCGCTCTTTCAACCGCACTTCTCTCTTTTTCGTTAAGGTGAACTTTATAGTCCTGAATATCTGAAGTGTAGTTAAACTCCGTATGTACCCAGTATGAATGACGAATAGCATCCACATATTCATTAAGATTAGGGTAGTCATAAGGTTTTAAGTTTACTCTTTTGCTAAAGATATTTGGTCTATGCTTAGAACGATAAATGATATATTCTTTGGCAACGTCGTTCAATCCGTTGTCCATCAGTTTGTTTTCAACCATATCGTGAATCTCGTCAACATGAGGGACGTGCTCTTTATTACTTCTAAAAATCGCTTTTGTAGAAATTCTTGCAATCTTTTCAGCCATCTCAGTGTCAACCTTATCAATACCATTCATTGCATTGATAACCGCTCTTTCGATTTTAGTGGTATCGAATACTTCTTTTTCACCGCTTCTTTTTACGACATAGCGGATGTCCTTACTAACTGCGTTAACTAAACTTTCCATACCTATATTTTTACTTAATTATTTTGAGACTCTCTTTGTTGACGTTTTTCCATCAACATTTTAATTCTGTCTCGATTTTTTTCTTCTTTCTGTTCCTCGTGACCTAAGAAAGTCATACTCTGTTCAGTATCGATAACTAACATTTCATTATCATACTTACAATTTTCGAAGATGATTCCATCCTTTCCGATACGAGACTTCGTAATCGCAATGGTGGCAAGATTCATCTCTTTTTGAGTTAGAGACTTAGCAACTGAGATAATTACGTGACCTACCTGAGCCTTCTTAATAGAACCACCCATTTGGTCTGTTGTTACCACCTCAGAAGAAATTGATGAACGGTTACCTTGAGTTGCAGTCCAACCCACAATATCCAATTCGTGACACATCGCTTCAAACGCTCTCATCACAGAACCTTCACTCTTCCATTCATCACCCAAATTCTTATCAGGAGTGATACAATCAATGTAATCCAACACAATCATATCAATCTTATTTCCCTCTGCAATCATCTTGCGAATTTGGTTTTTGATTTGATTCATAGTCAAAGTATCCGAAGGAAGTTTTTTAAGAATCAAACTGTTCTTAGTTTTTTCCTTAATCTCTTTCACCTTAGTCATCACATCATCTCTGTGGTTAGAAAGGTCATCAGGTGCAATTCCTGTCCATAGGGTAAAATGTTTTCTCTGAATAATCTTTGGGTTATCCTCAAAGAATACCTGTAAAACATTGTAACCCAAGTTGAATCCGTTGTTAGCAATCTTCGTTAAGAACGTCGTCTTACCAACACCTGTTGGAGCCAAAATTACACCAATTTCACCCTTAGCTAAACCACCTTTAAGTAGGTTATCAATACCTGGAACTCCCATCGGGATTGGATGACGATAATCGTCGTCCAAAACCACATCTAAGTTTGAAAAAACATCTGCTGTTCCAGTATCAACTTCCCCCACCTGAAGTGCCTCTCTAACCATCTCTTCCAAATGGTCATAAGACTCAAAATCACCTTTGTCTATAATCTTTTGAGCTTTACTCATCACCTTCTGTAATTCTTGTTGTTTACAGAACTTCAGTGACTTTTCTTGAACAAAAGTAGAACCTTCAATTGGTGCCTCTTTTACCTCTGAGATGGTATCAAGGACCATTTTTTGAGCCATAGGAGAGGAAATCTCACTTTTTGTAAGTTGTTCTAATGTTGCGAAGGTCGGAGCATGTTCATACTTCTGATAATACTCTTTGACCATTTGCATCATTAGCTTGAAATATTGATTATCAAAATACTTCGGGTCCAAAACATCTACAATCGAATTTGAGAAATCCTTGTCAACAATGATGTTATTTAGTAGTTGTAATTGGAAGGAGTTTCCGAGGTATCCGAAGTTGATTTCTTTTGACATATCAATAAAATTTCTGTTGGGTAAAATATAAATATAGTTAAGCTAACTGATAATCCATGTATTGGTAAGTTAAATCTTCAGTCGAGAAGATGTCAGTTAGAGCCCGAAGCACACTTTTTAGTTGCGGACGTATGTCTACGGTGTATCTTATTTTTGGTGGGAATAATTTTGCGTCAATAATTTTATGACAAATTGTCTCATCACCAAGTTTAATATAGATGTTAAAATGTTCCGGTCCGTCGGTATTTGACGTGTCAAGGATTGCTGGGTCCAACGCTATTTGGTTGTAGTGGTCCAACATGTAAACCAATGTCTTATCCTTTAAACTCGCAATCAATTTGTTAGAGATTTCTTCTACTGTTCTGACCATCTCAATACTCTTACGAGCTTTTGGATTATACCCACGAACATTGTAGTAACGCTGAACAACAATGTTGTCATTCAAGGTCAACAAAAACTCCATTTTAGTTACATCATTTTGATTTTTCATAATCTTACTTTTTGTTTTTAAAACGTTTTTTTTCTTTTCTAGTTAACTTCATAAAAGGTTGTAAAAAATTTACCCAAGCATCATCTCGTTTGGGTAAGTATTTGAAGATACCGTCATCCATCATCATTCTCATTAGATTCTTGTATCCTCGACCATCAGGGTCCAAACTTTCTCGGTAATAGTCCTCAACTTCTTCCTTACCTTCCTCACTAATGATTGGGTCCGACAAATCTATGAGCTTTTTGTTGATTAGAAAAAATTCTTCACCATAAACTCCTGATTTTGTTTTCCCACTTAATAAGTTCTGTAACGCTCGGTTGTTCTTATCACTTGAGTGTAGTTCTTCAGCCTGACTTAAAATATCCTCAACAGTAAGGACTTTATCAACTATCTCAGGAAATAATTTCACAAAAGTCTTTTCACCCATGTATTGAATACCATCAACATTGTCGGATTTATCCCCCGATATAATCTTAAATGTTTTAATGTTCTCGTGTGGAATTGAAATGTCCTTTAGATTAATCTTTTCCCCTTGTTTAAGATACTTTTTCTCACTCGGTGAGTAGATTGTCACCTTCTCTGAGATAAGTTGTGTAAGGTCCTTATCTGACGAAAATATAGTTTTGTGTTCATCTTCTGAAATGTTGCAATAATATGCAATCACATCGTCCGCTTCACACCCTTCGACTTCCAGTTGTCGAATGAACATATCCTCCAAATACTGTTTGGTTCTTGACATTTGCCAATCGTAAGACGCTTTCTTTTGTTCATTTAAAGATTGTCTACGATTCATTTTATAGTCGGCATAGATAAGTCGTCGTTGGGAAGAGTTGTTTTCTCCGTCCCAAACAACGATTACCTTATCATAGTTATCTTCTTCGATGAATCTTCTGAGGGTGTTGACGAAGTGATATAAACCACCAATGTGATTACCTTTGTGGTAATAATCACGAACCCCATGAAAACCAATTTTGAATAAATTGTTGCCGTCTACTAATAATGTCTTTGTCAAAACCTTTGTATTAAAAGGTTACACTTCTTTTTCTTCTTCCAATTTGTAATCGCCGTCTTTGCCGATTACCGCTTTCCAATATTCTGATTGCTCAGACTTGTATTCCTCAATTGATTTTTTCTCTTCGGTAGAATCTTTACCCGCCAAGAACCCGTGAGGTGTCACAATAATTTTTCCGTCCTCATAACCCAATCCGTTAATGTGATTTTTCATCACAGAAACTTTGGTTCGGACAGCAAATTTAACTTTTCTCTTGTCTTTGACCGCAGCAATTTTGTTGGTTCCCGCATTTTTTTGGTTACCAAACAAAAATACGATAGATGAGTTTAACCAAATAGACTCACCACCTTTTGCCTTAATCTTAGGTTGACCGAACGGATTGTCAGGTAATTCTACCCACGGTTGGTTTACGATAACCAATGTGTTCTCATATTTAGAATCCGATTTACGTGACCCTGAAATACGTTGGTTGATACCCATACCAATCTTATCGGCTAATGTTGCCGCGTTGTGTTGTTTACCACCTTTACCGTCAAAGGTCATCTTACACGGAACTGAACCCACAGAGTCCCATAGGAATAATAAGTCATATTCCAACTCACCTTTTTCTTGTGCGTCCAATAGTTCATTGATGTAGTCAGTAATTTGTTCAATATAATCAAAGTTGTTATTGAAAATAAAAAACCCATCCCAATCCAATTCACCTGTTTCTTCATCTACCACTTCCTCACACTCAAATCCCATGATTTTAGCATGGTCAAACGACCATTTTTGCTCCGTAATAATGAATACAGGTAGAATACCTTTTTTCTGTGCATCAACAGCGGCTTTGACCAACGCAGTAGTTTTACCTGTATCTGAATGACCCAAGAACATATTCAAGTGACCAATCGCAGGGCCAGGTAATCCAACCGCATCAAGAAAAGCGTCCCCTAAATCCAAAAATCTTTGGGGTTTGTATTTTGCAGAAGTTGAGAACTTCTTCTTAATACTTTGAAAATCTTTTTTCTTAATTGCCATATTGATTAATAAATAAAGACGGTGGGGACATTACAATCCCCACCATCAGATTAGTGTTTTTAGAATGGTAGGTCGTCATCTACCTCAGCCTCAGACTGTGGGTCACTTACCTCTTCTGTTTTTGTTGTTGGTGCCGATGTTCCACCGAATGTAGTTTCTGTGTCGTCACCGTAAACATATTTCTTCAATTCTGAATCCCAAACAGGTGTCTCTCCTCTTGCGATTGCCTCCAAATACTCAACAGGTTTTTGAGAATATACGTCTTGCCATGTTGTTTCATCTTCAATCCACTCTTTCATTTGAGCAGCATCTGTGTGAATTGGACATGGGTCATCATACATGATAGTCTTAACAACTGTGTATTCAATACCTGAAGGAGTCTTAGCTTTAGCCAAATCAACAATCAAATCACGACCTTCGTTTGCGTCTGTGATATCTCCCTTTTGTTTCCAAATAGGAATGATTTTATCCAAAATACCTTCTTGCTTGTAGTTGTCCTTAAATCTCCAAAACTTAGGTCCATCCAACTCGTTGTCACGGTCGATTACCTTTACAATGTAGAATTTACGTGGACGGTATTGACGAGCCAAATCTTTATCAGACTCTTTACCTGTTGATATTAGTTCTTCGTAAACCTCAGTAAGTGGTGAACGCTCCCCATCGTTTTTACCTGGGTCGTAAAGTTTTGTCCATTTACCGTCTACTTGAACTTCGTGATACCATACTTCTTTGAATGGTGATGAACCGTCAGCGGTTGGAAGGATACGAATAACCTTTTGACCTGACTTGGTTCCTTTTGGTAGATACGTTGTGAAGTATCTCTTCAATCTGTCTTCTTGAGACATCTTGTTTCCACCCCCTGTGCTTTGGGTGTTTTTTTCATACTGTGCTAAGACAGCGTCGAGTGCATTTCCCATAATTTTTCTTTTTACTCTTGTTAATTGTTACTCTTGAAACTCCTATAAAAGATAGACACATTCCTGTTAAAGTCAAATATCAAAAACAAAAAAAGACCACCCAATAGTGAGTGGTCTTAGTATAGAAAAATATTAATTTACTGTCAATAGATTACTCGTTTTCCAACGGGTCTTTGAATGACTTTCTAATTTCGTCAGCGGAAAAGTTCTCAACTTCATCAGGTGTTAGAATATATTCGTTCTTACCTGTTTTTTCCATCTCCTCTTCTTTATCTGAGAAGAAATCAGTTAACTTCTGATTGTATGGATAACTGTCCAAACTTCTTAACTGTAGTTTTTCTTCAGGAGACTTTTCTCTGTATTTTTCAACTTTGTCCTCCAAAGAGTTAATCTTATCAAAGATTTGGTCCATTTGTGAAAGTTTACTTTCTAACTCACTCAACTTATCAAACATAGATTCCATATACTCATCTTGTTTGTCTGAGATTTCGTTTTGTTTGTTTACCAAATCAGTGATTTCCAATTCTTCAGTTCCACCTTCAGATGAAACTTCAACGTCAGATTCTACATCACCCGAATCGTCTACCTTCTCAACATCAGGGTCAGAATCAACATCAACAGGTTCTGCAATTTCTTCAGCACCTGTTTCAGCATCTAACTCAGCGTCTGCATCAGGAGCCAATGTTTCAGGGTCCTCTGCGTCTTGCTCAGTGATATACTTGTTGATTGAGTTATATCTTTTTAACTCTTCTAAAATTTTATTATCTACTGACATATTATATTATCTTAACCATTCAATAAAGTCTTAACCCCCTGAGGTGTTTCAACTTTAAGTGTTCTGTTTAGTTGCATGGTATTGTCCACTCTCTCAATAAGTCCGTCTTTCATACGAACAGTGTAACAATCACCAGTGTCAAGGTCACATACTTCTTTGTAACCATTTCCGGCTTCTCTCTCGGTAATACGAGTGTCTTTAGATAAATAATTATCCAAAAGTGATTTTACGTTCATAATAACATTTTCTTAATAAATATATTGAAAAACCGAATTTTCTCAATTTTATGGTTTTAACTCGTTAATTGCAGATTTATATATACTCACAGCATAATCAAATGAATCCTTACCTTCACCATTAGCATAATCAATAACTCTTTGGAAACCACCATCACGATATCCTAATCCTGTGTTCCAATGACCTAACCATGTAGCTGCATACGCCTTAGACAACCCATCACCACTGGTACCATAATAACCTTTGAATTGGTTTATTCTCTGTGTTAACGATGAGAATCTATCAAATAAAATATCTACCGAAACCGTTGAACTACTGAATGACGCATATGAAAGGTATCCCTGACCATCTCCTCTACGTAAACAAGCCTGTCCAATAAACTTGTTTGAAACGGATTGTGACCATGTTAAATCACTTCTTAAACCAACCATATTACCGTTAAAGGAGTTAAATCCTGACTCCCCATTTGCCTTTTGTTCAATCCATGGTATACCAAAACAAACAGTAATGACATCATTATTTGATGTTTTAGAATTTAGATGATTTTTTACATCTTCAAAAGAAACAAATTCTTTTTCAATTGTAAGATATGGTAAATTAGGATATTTGGTTTGTCCCTGACATCTACCTTCACCACCTTCATCCGTATTTTCAAGAATACCCACATTCTGAGTAATACCTGTTGTTGATTGTGATTGATTGTTAGTTTCAGTAACCTCAGTAACTTCTGCACCTTCAGTCTCAGAGTTCGGAGTGGTGAGTGCCGCTCTTCTGTTTTTATCGGCTTGTCGTCTAAGAATGTCAATATTCACACTCATCACCAACTTATCAACCTGAGGGAATGAATATTTGGATACTCTAACCCCTTCAAACGTAGTGGTAAAATTACCAGGCTGAATACTGTGAGCAACATTGGTAATCCAATATGGTCCCGTAAACATAGGAACATATCTCAAGTTAAAATACATTGTTGGTTGAATCATCATATTACCCATCGACACAATCTGAGCAGAGTAACTTCTGTTTTTGTAGATGTTGAATAATGATGTGGATTGTTGTATGGCTTTTTGACCTTTGGCTTGGTTTGCCATGTCAGTTAAAATAGCAAAAGATTCTGAAGTGTCCTTATATTGTGCTTGGTCCAAACTTATAGATTGGAATATGTTTTGGTTTCTAACTCCAAAGTCCACATTAAATGCCACCACTTTATTTGATAACGAGTAGTCTGTCTTTCCTTCTTGGTTTTCCTCTAATGGACTACCAGGTCTTTCTATTTGGAAGGAGTCACTTTTAAATCTGTAATCAATATTTTGTGATTGGTCTGAGTGTTCTGATAACTTATCAGTATACATACAAACAAAACGAGGTCTTGTTTCTGCGGTGTCAATCTCAGTAAAGGTTCCAAATGTTTCTTGACCAGGGGATTCAGTATCCTGAGGAGACGCAGTTAGACTCGGTTGTGTAATACCGTAGAAGTTATAGTATGACGGTAACGCCATGAAAATAAAGTTGTTGTTCTGTAATAAGAATCCCAATATAGAATATATTGAGTTCTTATCATTTTTTGCGTTTAGGTATCCTGCTAACGAGGTAACGTCCACAATAACTTTATCGCCAATGTTTAAGTTTGCCCTATCTAAGAATAAGAAATCTTCAAATAGAGTTCTATTTTGGAAGTCCCCACCAGCAATCCATTTGTCATTTAATACTTTAAATGTTTCCCACAACTCTAATTTGGCAATATCACTATCCAATGCAGTTCTCTTATTTTCTTGAGACTCTGTTAGATTTGGTAAATCTTGATTAAGAGTTCTAAATAAGATGTTTTGAATATTAGATTGATATTTGTTTAAGGTCTGTAAGTAATTGTTGAAGTCAGACATAAACTGTGTTCCGTCGTAGGTATTGTCTTCCATCTTCTTAGAACCATACATCTGTATCAACCTATGTAACTTAATAACATTGTCCTCAGTAAACTCAATATTGTTATCAATAAAGAAGTCTGTTAAATAACTTCCTGAGTTTGAATAAACCATTCCCTGTGCACGGTATTGACCCACATACAAATACATGGCCTCCCACGCAGCAGGATTGTTAGTTATACTTTGTTGTAAATTGATGGCTCCCGTCGTATCGGGTAAGGTACCAACAACATACGTTCCATAGTTAAACGCATCCACAGGACGATAATTAATGTCGTTAGAGAATGAGTTCCATATCTTACGGTCAAAACGAGAGGGGTTACCTCTTTTTATTAACCATTTTTGTGCAATGAAACCATATATCTTTCTGTTAAAATATGATAACTGTTTTTCCGCAATACTCTTACCGTCCTCATCTTCATTGCCGGTCAATACAGGTTGGTCAATTAAGAATAAATTTTTCATCATACCCTTAATGTTTCTAAATGATGGGAAAATACTTGGGGATGGAACACCATGCGAAACCGAAACTGGGTCACCACTATCAGGAACCGCTTGTGAGAATTTCAAAAACTCTCTCTCAAATGTGTCCAACTCTTCTTTTGTAAACACACCAAACAAATCTTCGATAGTTGAATACTCAGCCTGGTGAGATAAGTTAAACTGATTTTGTGTATCAGAATTTGTATTAATAATTTTAATG